GACCTTTCGAGTGCTTACTCCAACACCATCAACTGTTCCGACTCAAGCTTATCAACGATTGCCTTTGGTGTGTCGCTAAACCGCAACTCTGCTGCCCCCACCCACACATGGGGCGCAGGGCCAACGGTTAATCAGGTGGTGGGCGAACTTCGCACTGGTGATTATTTACAAAACCCGCAAGCCTCGAACGTTAGCTGGTCCACTAACTCTTACACGGGCAACCTGAGTAACAGCAACGGCTTCGATATAACAGTAGCTACTTCTGGCTACTTGGAGGTTTCATAATGATTACTATCACCACAGGTGTATTAAAGGACAACGCCCTTTATCAAGACATCGTTGATTTTGTCCTGCCTAAAAGTGGACTATACGACGCAGAGCTTATGGCATACTTTGCTGAAAATAACGGCCACTTTTCGGTAGCACTGGATGACGGTGTTGTCGTTGGAACTAGCTTGAACTTTGAGCTACCCGCAGACCACTATATGTTGCCCCGCCTCGCTGATTTTTTAACAGCCGAGGGGATAAGCAACAGTGACTGCCTGACACCAGCGGCTGTATTTGTGAACTCAAACTACTCAGGTCAGAACATTGCTGACAGACTCCAGGTAGCAACGAGTGAGGAGGGCATTACGCAGGGTTACACTTACACAATGGCGTGGGGCTACGAGGGGCAAGATATCTTTGATTACAACAAGCGGATCGGCAGCCTGATAGACACAGGCATTGATGACAATCATGGGTTTAGGATTTACCTCCGAACACTACAAAACACTATTAACAACTTGACAGACTAGTTTGAAATGGCAACAGCAGAAGAAATACGTCATGCGGCTGAGACTGACCTAGTAACTTTTATAAAGCTGGTGGCTCCTGAACAGGTGTTAGGTCAGTGCCACGAGGACGTGTGTAGTTGGTGGACGAGACCTGAATCTAAGTCTCATCAACTCCTTTTGTTTCCTCGTGATCACGGTAAGTCAAGATTAATTGCATATCGTGTCGCTTGGGAGTTGACAAAGAACCCAACATTGCGTATACTTTACATATCTGCTACCGCTAACCTTGCAGAGAAGCAACTAGGCTTCATTAAAGGTATTTTAACTTCAGATATTTATAGACGTTACTGGCCTCAACACGTACACGAGGATGAGGGTAGGCGGACTAAGTGGACTAACTCTGAGATTATGTTGGACCACCCAGACCGTAGAAAAGAAAACGTCAGGGACCCTTCAGTCTTTACTGGTGGCTTGACGACCTCTCTTACTGGTATGCACTGTGACATTGCAGTCCTTGATGACATCGTCGTTTATGAAAACGCCTACACAGGTGAAGGTAGAAACAAAGTTAAAAGTCAATACTCTTTGTTATCATCCATCGAAGGTGCTGACGCTAAGGAGTGGGTAGTAGGTACACGTTACCATCCTGCTGACTTGTACAACGATCTTCTTCAGATGGTTGAAGATACTTACAGCGATGAGGGTGATAAAACTGGCGAAGAGAACATCTACGAAATCTTTGAGAAACCAGTAGAGGATTCAGGTGACGGCACAGGCGAGATGCTATGGCCCCGTACACAAAGAAGAGACGGCAAGTGGTTTGGTTTTGATATTAAGGTCCTAGCTAAGAAGCGTGGACAATATCTAGACAAGGGTCAGTTCAGAGCACAGTATTACAACGATCCTTCTGATCCTGACAACGTACCAGTAAGTCCAGATAAGTTCCAGTACTTTGATCGCAAGTTTCTTAAGAATGAAAACGGTTACTGGTTCTTCAAGGATCAAAGACTTAACGTGTTTGCCGCTGTTGACTTTGCCTTCAGTCTCTCCAAGAAAGCTGACTACACGGCTATTGTAGTGGTAGGTATCGACTCAGATAATAACATTTACGTACTTGACATCGACAGGTTTAAGACTGACCGTATATCGGACTACTTCCAACACATTCTTCATCTTGTCACCAAATGGTCATTCCGTAAGATGAGGGCTGAAACTACGGTAGCTCAGGTGGCGATTGTAAAGCAACTCAAAGAGCTAGTTAAAGAACACGGTCTGTCTTTAAGTATTGAAGAGTTCAGGCCTAACAAGGGTCACGGCAGTAAGCAGGAACGTATCTCAGCTGCACTTGAGCCTAGGTACGACAACATGAGCATCTGGCATTACAGAGGCGGCAACACACAAGTTCTTGAAGAAGAACTGTCCACACGTAACCCGCCGCATGATGATGTTATCGACGCATTAGCATCAGTTGTTGATATGGCAATCAAGCCAGCAAGAACAGTAAGACGCCGCAAAGACAATGTGGTTCAATTTAACGAAAGATTCGGAGGGGTTAGCTTCTAATGGCTGGCACTACAGTAGACCTAGATAGTATGATTGATCCTCACTCTCTTGCAGTAGAGATTGCAGATCGTTGGACCACGTGGAACAATGCCCGTCAGGGTAAGCTAGAAGAGTGGAAG